TTTTCGATGATGATGTCTTAAAGAATCTATTAATGGTTTTGTGTTTTCTATATCGAACCAACACTTAGGTAAAACCATTTTTAAATTGTGGATACCATCTTCTAAATTTATTTTAGGTAAAATCTTAAACCTTATTCCTAATTGGTAAGCTACCTCTCTTCTGGTCTTACCCGTTGAAAATTCCGTAACCTCAATATCGTGGGGTGCAAAATGATCTCCGTAAACATAATCCTTATCTTTCACCACCTGGATATAATGCGGCAACCCTTCTCGGTTATTTTCATAAAAATCTATAACCAAAATCTGGTTCCCTAATTGCTGAAAAAATACGATTGCTGTACTATCATCCACTCCTAAATCCCAAGCGGTATGAACTAATAAAGCTGGATCGTAAGCAAGTCTCGTTAATTGTTTTTTTTCCTCAATGGATTTAATAATATCTCCATATACGGATCCTTCGATATTTGCAATCCAATCGCATTCAAATTCTTGTTTATACTTTGCCTCTCCCATTTGAGCTTTTGCTGCGTCTAGCTCTTCTTGGTCGATAATTTTTGTCTCGCTTGCTTTAGCCGTGTAAGCTAACCACTTATCATCTGATAAAGCGTGCTGGTATAAATCATAAAAAATATTACTCATACCCATAGGAGTACCTATGAAATAACAAAACCCCTTCCTATCGGAAAGTGCTGGTCTTATTATTTCATTCCATAATCTCGGATCTATTTGAGCTACCTCGTCTATACAAACTCCATCAAGGAATAAACCCCTTAGTGAATCTGGCTGTTCAGAGGATAACAAGGTGATACGGCTGCCATTCGGCATATCGCATCTTAGTTCTGTTTCATGAAACCTAACTCCAGGTATTCCACCCGCAAACATTTTCATATAATCCCAAGCTATACTTTTAGCTTGCTTATAAGTCGGTGCAATATAAGCGAACCTAGGATTTTTTAATTTATGTGTCAGAGCTGCACGGATGAGGTGGTTAATTATAGCCACGCTTTTTCCGAACCTTCTATGACAACTTAGTACAGCAAACCTATATTGATCCAAGCTTTCATGTAATTTTCCTTGTAGCGGTCTTGGCGTATAGGGTATTTGTACTTTCATATTACAATATTGCTAATACAACAATAATAACAGCTACAGCAATCACAACTGTTTTGTGATTTCTCCAGTAGTGTTCTATTTTGTCTATTATTCCTAACATCATGTTTCCCTCCTTATTAGTGAATGGTTGGTAAATCAAATAACTCTTTGATTGACTTATACTCAATGCCACTATTCTTCATAAGTCTTTTACAAAATCTATTAGCATGATCTTGGCTTTCAAATCCGTTTAAGTGAATAATTAACCCCCCCGTATCTTCTGCGTGAAAAACCATGGCGGTTATTAAATTGTCTGTGTATTTATCTTTTAAATTCATTGTAAAGCCTGTGTGTGTGTTTGTGTCTTAAACTCCCGATATATATATTCTTAAAAAACGCGGGTGGTTTTTCGGGTATACCCCCCTTTTGTTCTTTCAAAATCTACCTTTTTCTGTGCAGAAGCTAGGGTCGTAGGTACATAACCTATAGACAACCCCCGTAATCATTAGCTTATTCAATTAAACAGAGACCAAGACAGAGACTAACCAGCTGCACCGGTCTCCATCATGCGTGCGTGAGGATCGTGGAACTGTTATTAAAAAACCAACTTCCTAACCAGGTTTGGCAAGATATAAAAAAAGCCAGGGGAGTTTCCTCCCCCAGCTCATAATATTTGTTTATGCTTTTATATGAAAGATCTAGCTATATCTAAAGCAAGAACTAAAAAGCATCCAAAGCCAAGCACCATTCCTAGAGCTGGCATTGTTGGCGTTAAGGCTAAGCCTAAAGCAGAACATAAACCTAATAACACCCATTTGAAAATTATTAAAAAATCATCCATATCAACAAACCTCCGTAGATAATTCTTTAAAATTTGCCATGATGTTTTCAAAGATCTCATCTTTAACATCTACCTTGGCTCCGTCAAACCAATCAAGATACCAATACTCAAGATCTCCATTATCAAACAATCTGAACTCTTCCGATGGTCCACCCCAGGAAAGCTGCCATCTCCAATAACCAGCTCTCTGACCCTCGAATGTTCCAGCCTCAACTCTATCAAAGCACAAACCAGACTCATTTACATATTCAAAAAAGTCTTTTTCTTCTTTCTTAGCTTTTTCAAACTGTTCAAGTCTGTCTTGATACTTCTTTTCAACTAAATCAATGCAATTCTTTTGAATTGGTTTAGTTGTCTTTCTTTCTTCTATTGTTTTTATTTCCATAAAAACCTCCTTAGCTGAAAGAATTAAACTATTGTTGCCAATCTGTCAACTAATAGGTTGTTATGTCAATTTCTTGGTGTTCTCGCTTTGTTCCTAAATTTTATTTTTCTTATTATTTTAAAGTTTTTAGGCTTTTTCTTTACTTTCTGCGGTTTGCGTATCAGTTTTGATTGCTCCAGGTATTGCTTTAACATCCACACTTGATACTTGATCCACAACATTTTCAACTTTTTTAATATCTGCATTAGGCTCTCCCCAACTAATAATCAGATGATTATCTATTTTCTGTTCAACTTGGCTTTTATCGCCAAAGGTGTTACTTGCTAATTTTGTCGCCAACCATCTTATGTGGCTCCACTTCTCTCTTAAAAAATGTGTTTCTTGCGGTGTCTTTGGGATCTGCATATCTTCTGCAATTTTATCCAATAAAGTCCAGACACCTGTCTGCCTCGCTGCCATTATTTTCTTTTGTAATTTGTCATCAGCTCTGCATTTTTTGTAAATTGATGACACATTTGGCATCGTTTTTTCTTTGCAAATTGTACTTAGAGGCTCGCCAAGCTCTAGTCTTTCACATATTTTTTCGATTTGATCCATTCAATTAATTCTTGATCTGTTTTATTTTTAAAATTTTTTAAATTCTTGATTGACTGTAGTCTTCCTTTTAGCGTTCTCGGACCCGTACTCATCCCAGCATGAAATTTACAACGATATTTTTTAGAAGTCTTTTGATAATATCCTTTGCACCTACATTGCTTGGTATAATTGCTCCCCCTCGTAAAACTTTCACATTGTATCTTATGGAGGGGTCGTCCAGGCATAGAAATATTAAGCCTATCTTTCCTAATAGATTATCTTGTCAATCTTGTCTACTAAAGATTTTTCAAGATTAAATTCTAGGTTAATAATAGCTGCAATGTATCGTCTCTTAATGGTAACACGATGAACCCCAAACCTCTTACCTAAGGCGACCCAAGAAAAACGACAGGCTTTCGCCCAGATTAATCTACGATCCTCAAGCTTTTTAATCTTGCTAAGTAAATCAATAGCAAGCTCCCAACAGGCAATCTGATGAGCATTAGCTCTTAATTTTAAAGGTTTTTTGTTATAAAATCCCGCATCCTTTTCATTGTAAGTCATTTCAAGCAAGTCAAACATTTTAGGGGTTTTAGGTTTTAAAGTATTTAATCCAGGCATCATTCTTTCAGTTCTGCCAGCCACATCAAAGACTTCAGTTATTTTGTGAGCAATTAACCGCAAGCCACTACCTTTTCAGCAGCAGCTTCAAACTTTTTTCGGGAGGGGTTCTCCTCTATAACTATATCTTTAAACTTATGCTTCTTAATCCTTTTACCATCTTTCCCGGAAAATTCCATAAAATGACCCTCTTCACCAATATTCTTGTATATTTCCCCTTTATAGGTAAATGTTTTAGGAGTATGATTTGCAACCCCCCTATTCGAGAATTTCCTATTATAGAACTTATTAACATTATACTTATTTCTAGTTCTATGGTTAAGATAAGATGGTTCTTCTAATAAACGTCTCTGTGATATATCCCTCCCCTCAGAGAGAGTTATCACTCTCTTCTTAATAGTTTCTTGTAATATTTTCTGTCTCGTCAATAGATAAAGATTAGTAGAAGGGAGCCGTTTTTTACTAATCAACTGTAGCTTGGCAAGGTGTTTAATACTCCTTTGAATTGTAGCAATAGATAAGCCTGTTCGTGTCTTAATGGTGGCAAATCTGGGGTAGCACTTTCCATCCTTAACATTCATGAACGAAACCAAACAGAAGTAAACTATTTTATCAGCCATAGATAATCGTTTGTCCGCCAAAATATTAAGATCCCCAACAAAGTATAAGCTCATTTATTCTTCTTCCATTTCTTATAACCCTTAATCCATTCCTTACGATCTCGCTTACTCCATCGCTTATTCCACGCCCAGACATTAAGCTTGCTTGAGTAGCGTTCAATTAAAGCTAAGATCCAATCTTTCATGCAGCCACCCCCAACATATAAAGCGACAAAATAACGAAAAAAGATAAGCTGCAAAAGATGATAAAAAATATTTTATCCATTAAATCCAATCAACCTCCGGTAATCCGTTAAAATTCACATCATAAATAAACCAACCAAATGACATTAAGCCATTCGCTTTAATTCCGTCTTTTGTAAAATTTAATCTTTTAGAAAATACATAAATTTTTTTTAATTTTTTTTGGCTAAATATAACATCTGCTCTTTTAATTCCCTCTAAGTGAGATAGCTTACATAGAAAAACAACTTTATTTTTAACTGATTGTAGAGCTTTTAAATTAAATTCAGTTGCTAAATTAAATGGCGGGTTAGTAATAATATTATCAAAAACTTTGTCGCTTTTTAAAAAATCCTCTGGGGTGTTTCCATAACCTCTGTCTATTAAATCAGAGCTATAAACTTCATAACCTTTATTAATTAAAACTTTTGATATTGCTCCATCTCCGCAAGCGCATTCCCAAATATTTCCCACAAATTTTTCTTTTTTTAATAAAATTTCTGTTGCATAAGTTGGAGTTGCATAAAAGTCATTTTTAACTCTATCTCCTTTTGAGTTGTGTCCAACATAAGCTAAAGCTGAACTTGTTTTCACGCTGCATCCTTTTTAGTACAAATTATATTGTGTCGATCCTGGAGTAATTCCATAGCTTGCACCCAAGCATCCGGAGTTAAAATAACTGTCTTTTGATCTTTAGTGGGAGTGAGCTGCTTTATCCTAAAATTAATCACTTCCCTTTTATCGTTAACCTTATAAAAAATTAAAAAACTCGGTAA